AGACGAGGCGCTTCAACTCGCAAAAGATGGGGTGCTCGATAGTTTGAGTGTTGGTATTTTGCCCGTTGAATTTAGTTTTGACGAGGCCGGCACCATGGTTGTAACTAAGGCCGATTGGCAAGAGCTCAGTTTGCTGCCCTACGGCGCATTTGAGGCCGCCAAGGTGCAGCGCGTCGCGGCGAGTATCCACCAAGAGCCCGACGAAATAGAGTTAAATAATACACAAGACGAAAACGAGGAGTTAACCGAAATGGAAAAGACCGTAGAAACACCAGCCGTTATCGAGGCCGCAACCGTGCAAACCATTTATGCACAGCCTCGCAAAATGCGTTTGCCTAGCCCGTCCGAATACGTAGCAAGTTTTGTACGTGGCGGCGCCGACTTCGCACAGCTCAACGCAAACATTAAAGACGCAATGGTTAACGCTGCACCCGGCGTTGCCCCTTACGTGAATACTGAATCGACGCCCGGCATTTTGCCCGAAATTATTACCGGCAGCGTTTACGATTCGCTTAACCCGGTGCGCCCTTTTGTAGCGGCAATTGGGACTCGCGCAATGCCAACAGCTGGCGCAACTTTCCGCCGTCCAAAAATTACAACTCGGCCAGTTGTTGCACAACAAGCTGCACAGTTTGACACGCTTAACGCGTCAACCGTTGTCGTTAGCAACTCCGATATTTCTAAGCTAAGTTTTGGAACATACGTCACCGTGTCCGAACAAGACCTTGATTGGAGTGACCCCGCTTCAATCGACATCATTCTTAACCAGTTAGCAATCGCTTACGGTCAAGCAACCGACAACTACGCCGTAGACACAATGGTAAGCGGAGTAACACAAACCGAAACCGTTGTGGACTTGTCAAGCCCCGCCGACTTCATTGAGGCAATCTATGGTGCTGCATACCAAATTTCAAATAGCAGCAACTACCTACCAACGCATTACTTCGTTAGCCCGGTCACATGGGCCAAGCTTGGCATGCTCACCACTTCGACGGGCCAACCAGTATTTCCGTACACTGGCGCACCAAACCTCATTGGCCAAAACGCTTTTGGTACTTCGTCCGCAACGTCGTGGAACGGCAACCCGCTTGGCTTGGTACTTGTTGTGGATAAAAACATGGCAGGCGGAACGGCCTCGGGCGACCTTAATGGCGTCGTAGGTCATGCAGCTGGGCCAGCAGCAGGCTTTGAATTCTACGAACAGCAAAAGGGCGCAATTAGCGTTGAGGTACCAGCTACCTTGGGCCGCACGATTGCTTTCCGTGGTTACGCTGCTGCTTTCATGGCAGACGCCACCAAGTTTGTTAAATTGCTCAAGTCCTAATAGCCGAAAGGTAGGCCAACTATGGCCGCTTATTCGGTCACACAAAAGTACTTAACCGACAATTACGCGGTTTTAGTATTACAAACAAACGCCGACCCGCTCGAGGTTGGGCAATCTGTAGTTATTAGCGGCGTTGACGCGACGTTTAACGGCACGTATCTAGTAGCGGATTTGCCGCAATACTATTTTACTGGCGTAGACGAGCAAGGCTTTTTTACTTACGACTACCAGCTACCAATACAAAACCAAGTGCTTTACGCGCGCACGGCCGACAACGTGCAAATTGTGGCCGCTACTGGCACCCTGACTACTACGCCTACGTGTACGTGGGTAACGCTCGACAGCCAAGTTGAGGATTGGTTAGGCATAGGCACCGCTACAGCGGCCGACGCTACGTTTTTAACGCAATGCCGCACAAGTGCCAACGCTGTTTGTTACAAGCGACGACAGCAAGCCGGGTACGTTGACAGCCTTACTACCTCACCGAGCGCCGCGGTAACTCTCGGCACGGTGGCTTATGCAGGCTTTTTGTATAGGCAACGTGGTAGCGCTGGAATGGATTACGCGTCGTTTGACGGTATGACTACTGGCGGCTCTACAGGCTTTAGCCCAATGGTAAAACAGCTGTTGGGTATTGACCGCCCCGCGGTGGCCTAATGCCCGTACCCGCATACACCGACCTTTTTAACGTCGCGTTAGACGACTTGACAACGACGCTAAACACGATTACGGGGCTAACCGTTACTAATGACCCGCGGAACATTAACCCGCCGTGCGCGTTTATAGACGCCCCTAGCTTTGTGGCGTTTAACTACAACATTGTCGAAATTACGTTTCCAGTACGGCTAATTACCCTCGGCCCGGGCAACCTCGACGCGCAACGCTCGCTAATGAACATGGCAGCTTTACTACTTGCTAAAAACGTAGCGGTTACTGGCGGCCGCCCAACCGTGGCTATCTACGGCGGGGCCGAGTACGCCGCCTATGATTTAACCATTGACTTGAAAGCGAGTACCAACGCATGACCAAATACACCGTTGTTAGCCCTCGATTGGGTACACCCGGCGACGAATTTGACGCCGACCTAGCCGTAATGCGCGGCGCTAATGTTGAGGCGCTACTAGCTGGCGGTTTTATTAAAGTATCCGCACCTAAGCCCGCAAAAAATGCTAAAAAAGACATAGACACAAACGAGGAGTAAACCCATGGCCGCAAGCACAACCACCTATCTAAGTAATCCGGACGTCATAATTGCAACCGTCAATTTGCGCGACCAGTGCACCGCCGCGACACTTACGCGCACGGTAGAAGCATTGGAAAGCACCGCATTTGGTGACCTTGCCCGTTTTAACGTTGGCGGCCTAGAAAACAACGAACTAACACTTACCTTGTACATGAGCTACGCCGCAACCGAAACTTACGCAACATTGTCTACGCTTGTCGGTACGCAAGTAACCGTTATTGTTTCGCCAGCTGCACCAGCAACGCCCGGTACGTACTCGGCAACTAACCCGGGCTTTACTTTGACAGGCACCTACCTAGAGTCTTTGCCAGTCATTAACGCCACCATGGGCGAATTGTCAACCATTGACATTACGTTTACTGGCGGCTTGTACTCGGTAGACGTTTCCTAATAACGGCCTCAACACGGCCCGACACGAAAGAGGCTAGTTATGCAGCTAACCCTAAAAGTTGAGCTACCCGACAACACGTACACGGTTACAACCAACCTTTACGTAGTTGTGGCATGGGAGAGGAAATTTAAACGCAAGGCGTCCGACATGGCCAACGGCATTGGCATAGAGGATTTAGCCTATTTAGCGTTTGAGGCGTCTAAGTTAAACAAAATTGTTGTACCGGCAGAGTTTGACAACTTCATTAAACAGCTTGTCAACATTGAGGTTGTCGAGCAAGAGCAACCAAGTTTTACAGAAGCGGCACCTACAGACGCCAGCTAGCCGAGGTGCTAGTAGCTGTCGGTTGGTGGCCGCCTAATATTCCGTTTGAGCTACAAGACTTGCAGACGGTGGCTAAAGTGTTGACAGAGGCACACAAAAAAAGGTAGCGACGCTATGGGCATAACCGGACAAATTGACGTTTACGGGGTGCAAAACGCGTTAAAAGAGTTAAACGACATAGACCGCAAAATTAGGCGGCAAGTAACTAAAGACATTAAAACCGTTGGAAACCAAATTGTGCAAGAGGCCCGAAGCATGGTTTCTACACAATCGCGTAGCAACGGTGCCCCGCTATCCGGTATGCGTCGAGGCTCGCTAATCCGTGGCCGAGAGGCAGCTTGGAACGTATCCGAGGTGCAAGGCGGCTTTAACGTGCGCGTAGGTGTACGAGCAACTAAAGAGCGCTACGTAGATTTTGACCAAGGCGGCTACACCCGGCAAGTTGTTTACGGTGCCAAGCCATACCGTTTAATGGTGGTACAACAAAAGAGTTTTGCTGGCGCTATCTATGACCACGCGGGCGCTGGCATTAGCGGAATACGCAACACAGCGTTTATAGCCAGCTTAAACAAAGAGGTAGGCGACGCCCCACGGGTAATTGACAAGGCCGTGGAAAGCAATCGCCCGGCAGTAACCGCCGAGCTACTAAGCATTGTGGGTAAAGTTATGACACAGACAAACCGTAATTTGGTGGTATCCCGTGGCAATTAACATACCAATTTTAACAAGCTTTAGTGGTAAGGGTGTTGCCGACGCTCAACGCGAATTTAAAAGCCTTACGACGACAACGCAAAAGGCTGGCTTTATTTTGCAGCGCGCATTGCTGCCAGCCGCCGCCGCTATTGGCACGATTACGCAAGTTATTGCCCCGGCTATTCGAGCGGCCTCAGACTTTGAGGAAGCAACTAGCAAGGTAAACGTAATTTTTGGGCGGGCGTCTAAGAGCGTTAAAGACTTTGCCAATACTGCCGCTCGAGAGCTTGGCCAGTCTAAGCAATCGGTACTTGACGCTGCCGGTGCTTTCGGCACGTTCGGTAAAGCTGCCGGGCTTGCTGGCGAGGATTTAAGCACGTTTACAACCGACTTTGTAACGCTGTCTACTGACCTAGCCTCGTTTAACAACACAACGCCCGAGGAAGCCGTACAGGCCATTGGCGCGGCCCTACGAGGCGAAAGCGAGCCTCTACGCCGTTTTGGTGTATTGCTTAACGACGCAACCTTAAAAGCCGAGGCAATGGAATTGGGCATATACAAGGGCAGCGGGGCGCTCACAGCACAACAAAAGATTTTGGCGGCACAATCCGCTATCTACAAACAGACAGGCGACGCGCAAGGCGACTTTGCTAGGACAGCCGACAACCTCGCTAACAAGCAACGCACCCTTAGCGCCCTGTTTAAAAATTTTCAAATACAACTAGGCCAACAACTATTGCCAGCGGCAACTGATTTTGCT